ACTTATTTAGAAAACGTTAAAGATGAAGTTACACAATATATCGGTATAGCAGCTGATGAAGTCATAAGGCANAACAANAAAGATGGTAGGACGTTAATTTATCCATTAGTAGAATGGGGCATGACAGAAAAAGATTGTTTGCAGTATTGCTACGATAGAGGCTTTACTTGGGGTGGACTATACGAGAAATTTCGTAGGTTAAGCTGTTATTTATGTCCATTCAAAAGTCTCAATGAGCTTCGCATCATACGCAGAGATTTTCCAGAGCTTTGGAAACACATGATGGAATTAGATGAAAAGTGTATTAAAAATGATGGTTATTCATTTAGACCCAATTGTTCTATTGCAGATTTAGACGCTCGCTTTGAGCGTGAAGAGAAGGAGACGCAGCATGAACAGCAAGCGTAAGGGTAAGCGTGGTGAACTGGAGCTTGCTAAGAAATTAAAAGAGTATGGCTTCAGTGCCAGACGTGGCCAGCAGTACTCTGGCATAGGCGGAGATGACGTAGTAGGCCTGGACGGGATACATATTGAATGTAAGCGAGCAGAAAGGCTAAACGTGTATNAGGCAATTGAACAAGCCATTAAAGATGCTTCAGCGGACGAGCTACCGGCTGTGTTTTGGCGAAAAAACCATGAGGACTGGCTTGTAACAATGACATTGAGCGACTGGATAGAGCTATACAAGGGATGGCTGTGGAGCGAAAAAAATGTTTAATGGGGTCAATGGCGTCATAAAGGGGTCACAAAGGGGCCATATGCGCCACAAAGGGGCCAAGTGCGAGAAGTTTTAGAGTTTGACATGTTATCTCACAGAAAGGATGAGGTAGATAGAATTATGAGCGATGACAAGTTTGATAGTATGGAAATTACAAATAGAGAAAGGAAACAAGAGATAATGAAGAGACAGAGTGCGCACGATTATGTTTATTGTCCAGAATGCGGCTCGCCAGTAATTCACGAAAGCGGCTGTGTAGTGTGCCAGAGTTGTGGGTGGGGTATGTGTGGCTAAGCGACTAAGAGCTCCATTTACTTGGTATGGAGGAAAACATTTTATGGTTAAAAAACTCTTGCCTTTAATACCGAAACACCACACGTATGTGGAGGTGTTTGGTGGTGCTGCCAGCTTACTTTTAGCTAAAGATCCATCGCCAGTGGAGGTGTATAACGACATTGACAGTGGGCTAGTTAACTTCTTTAGGGTGCTAAGGGATAACAATAAGTTTCAGCAATTTTACGAGCAGGTCGTGCTAATGCCTTACTCCAGGGAGGAGTACTATGAATGCCGAGAGACCTGGGACAAAGAAGAGGACGACGTGCAGATGGCAGTTAAATGGTTTGTGGTGGCAAGGCAGANCTTTAGCGGCAANTTCGGCAGCTCCTGGGGATATGNTGTAACAAATTCAGTACGTGGAATGGCGGATCCTGTAAGCAAGTACTGGGGAGCCATAGACATGTTACCTGAGGTTGCTGAGAGGTTGTTACGGGTTCAGATAGAGCACAACGATTTTAGAAAAATTCTTAAGGCGTACGATACCGAACGCACCTTCTTTTACTTAGATCCGCCATATGTGCTAGATACACGAACCGAAGGTGTGTATCGTTACGAGATGGCTTTAGAAGACCATCAGGAGTTAGTGGATATGCGGCTACACATTACGGGTAAAGCAATGCTATCGGGTTACGACCACGAAGTCTATAAGCCGTTAGAAGAAGCTGGGTGGACTAAATTGGTGTTTGAATCTATGTGCATGGTTCCAGGAAGGACTAGAGCCACGAAGTACCTCTATAATGACAGCAATAAGCATAAACTTAAGCGTAAAGAGTGTGTTTGGCTAAATTACGTTCCTGCTCCACATAAGCAGATGGAGCTGCTGGGCGTAAATGAAAGCCGAAATTGAGGAAGTAATAGATGGCTAAAAAGTTAAGGTCTCCAATTTACTGGTTTGGAGGTAAAAGCAGAATGGTAAACAAACTGTTACCATTAATTCCAAAGCACAAAATATATGTTGAACCATTTGGTGGAGCCGCCAATCTTTTAATAGCGAAAGAACCTTCTCCTATTGAGATTTATAACGACTTAGATAGNGGGTTAGTTAATTTCTTTAGAGTGTTGAGAGACAAAGAAAAGTTCAGACAGTTTTATGAGCAAGTGTGTCTAATTCCATATTCACGTGAAGAGTTTTACTACTGCAGAGACACTTGGGAAAGTGAAGAAGATGATATTGTGAAAGCAGTCAAATGGTTTGTAGCGGCGAGACAATCTTTTAACGGTAAATTTGGACAAAGCTGGAGTTTCATTGTAACAGCAACTGTTAGAGGAATGCCATCAACTACAAGTAAATGGATAAGTGCTATAGAATTGTTGCCACAGGTTTGCGATAGGCTATTTAGAGTTCAAATAGAACATAAAGATTTTAGAGAAATAATTACAGCATATGACACAGAAGAGACATTCTTTTACCTCGACCCGCCATACGTTCCATATACAAGGTCTAGCGGCAAATACAATCATGAAATGTCAATAAAAGACCATGAAGAATTAGTTGAAATGTTATTAAAAATTAAAGGAAAGGCTATGTTATCTGGATATGATAACGAAATATATAATAAATTAGAGCGTAATGGTTGGTATAAGTTGTGTTTTGATGTCGTTTGCAGTGCGGCTGCTAGAACACGATATACTAATTTAAAGGGGAAGAACTCTGTAATAGAGAACCAGCGTCGCACAGAATGTGTATGGCTAAGTCCTAATTGCGAAACTATACCTAAAACACAATTAGAATTGTTATAATTAACAATGAAAAGAGGTGGAAGTGTTGATTAAATACTGGGAGGAGATAATGAAGAAGCAAAGTGCACACGATTATGTTTACTGTCCTGAATGTGGAACTCGGGTTATACACGAAAGCGGCTGTGTAGTGTGTCCTAGCTGTGGGTGGGGTTTGTGTGGCTAAGCGACTAAGAGCTCCCTTTCCTTGGTATGGAGGAAAACATTATATGGTAAACAAACTATTGCCTTTAATACCGAAGCATCATATATATGTTGAGGTATTTGGAGGCGCTGCCAACCTCTTATTAGCAAAAGAACCTTCTGCGGTAGAAGTCTATAATGATATTGACAGTGGATTAGTAAACTTCTTCAGAGTTATCAGAGACAAAGACAAATTTAAGCGGTTTTATGAGCAAGTGATGTTAATTCCTTATTCACGTGAGGAATACTATTATTGTAGAGATACTTGGAGAGACGAAGAAGATGATGTTTTAAGAGCTGTAAAGTGGTTCGTGGCTGCAAGGCAAAGTTTTAGCGGTGTTTTTGGCGGTGGTTGGGGGTATTCTGTATCTCGTTCCAGAAGAGGAATGTCTGGAACAGTAAGTGGTTATTTGGGTGCGATAGAAACATTGCCAGATATTGCAAATAGATTTTTGCGTGTTCAAATAGAACACAATGATTTTAGAAAAATAATTGCAGCATATGATACACCAAATACTTTTTTCTATTTAGACCCACCATATGTGTTGGAGACACGTATTGGCGGCGAAGTTTATTCTAATGAAATGACATTAAGCGACCATGAAGATTTAGTAGACTTATTATTACACATTAAAGGTAAAGCAATATTATCTGGATACGAACATAATATCTATAAATCATTAGAGCAAGCTGGTTGGATAAAAATAAAAATAGAAGCGTGGTGTCACGCTACTGGAAAAACTAAGGGAACAAAATACTTACAAAACAAAGAAAATGGGGAAAAGCTTAAACGCACAGAGTGTGTGTGGCTAAGTCCTAATTGCGAAACTATACCCAAAAACGAAAAACAGCTTACATTATTACAAGATTTTACTAATAATGAAACAAGTTAACATTCCAAAGCAACGAAAAATAGAGTTTGACTTAAGGATTGCGTTAGACCCGCAGACAATCTTAAGACTGTTTCAATCCACACCCTTATTACAAGACTATTGGCGTGTTTTAGAACGTCAAGAAGTGCAAATTGTTAGTTCTGGAGACTACTGGAAGCTATATTTTCCCTACTTGAACAAGTATTCTTTGGTATCTACAGTGTTTTTCAACGCTTATTCCATAGATAGAACCAGTTATTCGGCACATGCCGCAGGCTGGCTTTACTATGCAGGCTTGGTTTGGTGTTGTAAAAGAGATGATTTTTGGGAAAGATTTAATAAAACAGCACCGAAATTAGATAAAGTAATGCGAAATTTACACTTTTACGACGATGCTGAATGGGATTTAGTCAAAAACAGAGTTGCGGATTTGTCTTTATTGTGGCTTGCAACGTCAATAAATAATGGTAAAGTGCCTTGGAAATCAAGAACAATGGGTAAATTGATACACATATCAAGACCCAATTTGATTTATTACTTGTTAATACGCACTGGAATTGCAAAAGTATTATGGATACATTCCAGAGAACACACAATTTACTTGCAAATAAACGAGGATTTGGACGAAGATTTGTGGGTAGATATCATAGAGCTTAATGTAAAAGGACTTAATGCATTAAGAGTTGGTAAGCGATATAAGGGCATGGTGTATAATATAAAGTAGGATATGAAAAATATTAAAGGGGAAGTGAAAGAAATGCAAACAGAATATGAGTTTTTTATAGCAGGCAGACCAAGACCGAAACAAAGAGCAAAATATTCTGCGAAGACAGGTAAGTTCTACACCCCCAAAGAAACTTTGGTATACGAAAAATACACTAACGATATAACCAAAGAGCACGTTCCACTGCCCTTAATTGGTGGAATTAAGCTTGAATTAGACATGTATTACTCAGCAACGACAAAAAAACCAGATATAGATAATGTAATTAAGTCGTTATTAGACGGAATGACAGGAGCGGCTTATGTAGACGACTCTCAAGTGATGGAAATACACGCTATAATTAGATTGGTTTCTGGCAGAGAAGGGCAGGGAGTGAAAGTAAAGATAACAGAGGTAAATAAAGATGATTATAAGGTGTGAAAGAAATGAATGAATACGCTGTTACGCCAGAGACATTAAAAATTAGACAGGCATGGCCGTTAGACTTAAAAGTTGAGTGGGCAAAAGCGAAAATTAGAGAGTGGGTGCATTATTGGGGCTTAGATGGTGTCTATGTTTCGTTCAGCGGTGGTAAAGACAGCACTGTTTTATTGCACTTAGCACGAGAATTGTATCCAGATATAAAAGCTGTATTCATAGATACTGGACTTGAATTTCCAGAAGTAAGAGAATTTGTTAAAACTTGGGATAATGTTGATTGGGTTATACCACCCAAAAGTTTTAGAAAGGTGATTGAATATCATGGTTATCCTGTTGTTTCAAAAGAGGTTTCTGCTATTGTCGAACAAATAAGAAGAAAACCAGACGACGAATTTAATGTAAATCGTTGGAAATATGGTATTTTGAGAGACGGAACTAAAACAACTTACTGTTTACACAAAAAGTGGTGGTTTTTAATAGATACGGATTTCAAAATTAGCGACAGATGTTGCTATGAGCTTAAAAAAGCTCCAATGAAGAGATATGAGAAAGAACATAAAGTTGTTCCAATGATGGGAACTAAGGTTAAAGATGGAATGTTGAGAAGAACTGTCTATAATAGACAGTTCTTCTCAACATTCCATC